GTCGGTGCCCCCATCCATGGAGACCACGGTCGCGGTCCCATCCACGCCCGGAGGAGGAGCCAGAAATGCGAGCGTGTCCTCGGACTGCAAGTTGCCGATCGATCCTGCGTCCAACGCGGTCACCGGGACCTCCGTCGGACCAGACCCGATCACCACTTGGGAGGTGACCTGATAGGTGGCGTTCTGAGCGCCGGTGCCCATCAGCGCTCCCGCAGGGACGATGCTTCCGTTGATGCCGGTGGCCACCACCGTGCCGGTGGCCATGGTGGCCTGCTTCCTGCCGGTGGTCCCGTCCGCGTTGACCAGCCATATGTCTCCGTGACGATCCAACCACTCCGTCTCCGCAGTGTCCGGGAGCAGCTGGAGGCTCAGCCAATCGACGTACTCCAACGTGAGGAAGCACAGCGCGCCCTGAGTGTCGCTCATGACCCTCAGCACGCTGTTCGGAATAGTCGCGTCACTGCCCGGGAGAGAGCCGTGGATGTTGTCCCTGACCAGCGATCTGACTTCTCTCAGAGTTGGAGTTGACCAAGGCATTACGGCATGATCCCTTGCCAGAGCATCTGATACATGAGGTCGATGGCAACTTGAGGTCCTCGATAGATGCGTACGATCGCATCCAACTGCTGCTTACTAACTCTCATCGACATGATCTCATATCTGGTGGCGATCTTACGATCTACGAAGGGCTGGATGGCATCCCTGATGTAGTTCATCGCCCAGGTCTGGGTGTTGCCGAACTTGGCCTGGACCGGCTCCAGCGCGCTCCTTCGCAGCAGCCACAGCTTGGTCCCGATCGGCCACGCGTCCCAGATCACATCCCCATCGAAGTCTCCCCACCAGCCCTCTCTGTTGGTGCTGTCCGGGTCCGGCAGCCGGTCCGTCTCATCGGCCAGCGCGTTGGTCCCCAGCGCCACCACCACGGCCGTGGCCAGCGCCATGCTGTCATCGAGCTCCCCTGTGGAGAGCAGCTGCCAATCGATCGTCACCGAGTACTTGGGAAACTCGGTGTTCTGGACCGTCCTGATGTCAACCGGAACGGTGCCAGTCGGCACATTCGTGTTCGTTACCGCACCCATCGAACGCCTCGCGTGATCATTTGATCTCCAATATCTCTTCGATCAATGACAGTCTCGCCTCGATGGTCTCCAACCTGCTCATGAGCTCACCCACCCACGTCGGCGCGGCGGAGGCAGGCTGACGCTCAACGTCATCCAGCGGAGGCAGCGTCACCCCGGGAGGCAGTGTGATGCCCGGAGGCAGCGGAGGCATCGGCAGGGATGGGATCGATGGCATTGAGAAGCCCAGCCCATTTATGATCGCCTGCACGTAACCCTGGGTCGTCAGATGCATGGACGAGGTCGGCGGTGCGGCCGTGACCTGCTTCATGAAGTAGCCGAGACCTCCGGTGAACTTGTCTCCGAAGATTTGAACCAGCGATCCGCTGGCTCTGGAGCTGGCTCCACTCTCCGGCGGTTGGAAGCTGTGCACGCCGGTCTTGTAGTTGATGGTCTGATCGTGAACGACGTTGGTGTTGTCCTTGGTCACCTCTACGTATTGCTTCGTCGAATTTTGATATCGCTTGGTCTGGCCCATCGAGGAGGAGGACTGACTGCCGCTACCGCCGCTGCTCGCGTCGGTGGTCTGAGCGCTCGGGCCGCTGGACTGATCCTGCGGGGGATCAACGAGCTGGAGCTTCATCTTCTTGTCGGTGCGACCGGTGACGAAGATGCCATCAGCGTTCATGTGGAGCTGGTGCTGAAGATAGTCGAACATGGCGGTGTCGCCCTTCTCCAGCTCCTTCAGCCTGAAGCGACGGTCGTCCATGTTGCCGAACACCGGGAAGCTCCGATTGCCGCCCATGAAGCTGACGAAGGTCTCCGCGGACTGCTGGAGCTTGCCCTGGGCGTCCTTGGTCGCGTCCCTGACCACGCTGGTGAAGCCATAGTTCTGCGGGCTCTCGATCTTCTCCCTGGCCTCGTTGACCATGAAGTTGCCCTTGCTCTCCTGCATGAGCTTGGTGTCATCCACCTCGGGCACGGTGACCCTCGCTCCGCCGGCCACGTAGGCGCGGAACGAGGAGTTGAGTGGGGTCGCCCTGTGCATGATCTTACTCCACCGGTTTGATAGCTTCGTTGGGTTTGGTCACGGTCGGGAGCTGATCCGGGATGGTCGGGTCCGGGGTCTTGCCCACGTTCATGGGCGCGTTGTCCTTCAGCGCCCACGGCTGCTTGAGCTCCAGCGTGGTCTGGGTCCCGGAGTTGCTGTCCTGGGTGAACGTGACCGTCTGTATCTTCATCATCATGTTCAGAGGACACATCGGAGAGTACACGAACACGTTGTCCCCAGGCCACCACAGGTTCGTGTCATCTCTGAACCAACCCTGGACCACGATCGTCACGTCGATCTGAGGTCCCTCGTGCCATAGCGCCTCGTTCTTGGCCCGGTCCATCACCTCCTGGACGGTCTTGACCGGCTGCTCCGAGGGCGTGATCAGCAGGCTGCCCTTGTAGCCGGTGCCGCCCCAGCTCGCCTCAAGCTCGCTGGCCGCGGTGCCGTGGTTGTCGTCGCTGGCCGCGGTCTGGGCGACCACCTTGTATTGGTTGTACACCTCCTCCTTGTGGAAGATGCACTGGCACTTCTTGATGTTCTGGCCCTCGATCAACTGGGTGTTGATGATCGGCATGTGGTGGTCGCCGATCGCCAGGAAGTTGCCCCAGCTGTCGCTGCCCAGGATGATGCCGCGGGGTCTGGCGATCCGCTCCAGGAAGTCGTGGATAGTCTCGCCGGGTTGGTTCTGGAGCTTGTCGAACGGGATGGAGTTCAGACTGCCCACCGGAATGATCTTGGTGTCGTACGGACTGACCACCTTCTCGGCCACCTGAAGCCAGGTCATCCCATCGAAGCTGCCGCTCTTGGTGTTGACGCTGCTCCTGGCTATCGGAGCGGTCCAGCTCTTGCCCTGGAGCTCGATGCCGTGCTGGGTAGCATCATACGAGACTTGTCTCGTCTCGATATATCCCCTCAGCACGTTCACGCCACCCAGGTTGATCTGGGCGACGTTACCCGGCATGAACTGAGCGTAGAAGTGGGTTCGGTACTGGCCTCCTGGACCGGTCGGGGTGTCCCGCTCCACGCTGGTGAACCTGAAGTATGACCAGCTGTCGTGCCAGCGAAGTTGAACGAAGATGGTCTCCCAGTCCTGGAAGTCCACCCCGTCCACGTTCAGCGTGGCCTGCTCGTAAGGCACTCTGGAGTTGGTCGGTCGCGAAGGGATCGAGTACGCGTTGCCGACCGGCTCCTCCTGACTGGGAGTACGGTTTGGTGATACGTATATCCTGTCCACCGCGGCACCTCCTAAGCAGAGAGGGCCTGACCAACCACGGGACAGAACGCGGGATGAACGATCTTGTTCTCGGCACGTATCTCGTCGTAGCGACTGGCATCCCCGTAGAGCCTGTGAGAGATGACCAGCGACGGAAGCGGCTTGGCAAATTGATACGACAACATGCTGGGCAGCGGCCTGCTGGTCGAGACCAGATAGTTCACGATCGCCGCCCTGAGCGCGATGATGCCCTGGTAGTCCATCTGATCCATCCCGTCGGCGGCCACCTCCTCGGCCTTGTTGAACGGAGCCTGGATTTGATAGATCAGATCGTCGATGTCCTGACGGCTGATGAACGTCATGTTGGAGATGATCTTGCCCTCCTGACACAGCGCGAAGTTGATGCTGCGATCCCTGACCATGGTGGCTCCCAACGTCGTTGGGGTCTCCACGTCCAGCAGCACGCGGACCTCATCCATGTGCGGGAGGTCGCAACCAGCCTGACGTACCAGATCAAAGCACATGTCCAGCGGTCCACCGATCTGATCGTAGTAGAGCAGCATGCGAGCGTTGGCCAACACCCATCCGATCACCATCTTGGCCTGGATGCCGGCCTGCTGCTTGTCGTTGATGCAACCGAGCAGGTTGGCCAACAACCGCTGGACGATGCCCTCTGCCTCTATCGCGTCTGGCTTTTCCATCATCTCCTCATCATCTGATTGGCTGGTCCGAACCGATCGTTGAACGTGGCGTTCTCGGCCGGAGGGTCTGGCCCGGCCAAGCCGGCGGCGGTCTGAGCTCTCAAGGTATCCGCGGCTGAGTTGAGCACGGTGTTGGTGTTCTGCGAGGGCGTGAGGTACTGGGGCGGCAGGCCGAACTCCGCGAACTCTATGTCGAACGTGCAGTAGCCGCCGAACTTCTCCTCCTCCGTCAGGCGATACCTCGTGACGACCACGTTCTCCGAGGGTCTGGTGGAGAAGATCAGCGTGCCCGGACCGGGCTGCTCCAGCGCTACGATCAACGCGTCCCTGGTCACCCTGTAGTCCAGGTTGTACAGGCCATCGAGGAAAGGACCCTCCATGGTGAACGGGTGGGTGATGCAGTACGCTCGAACCGTGAACTGCTTCGCCCTCCTGCCCATGTCCTCTGCGTACGGAAGCTCCTTCTTGGGAAACTCATG